CTTTCACTCATCTTCTCGACGAATTGAGCGGCGCTGCCGTAGTCCAGGCTCTCCCAGTGGTAACCCATGATCTGAAACAGGCCCCAGCTGCAAGCCTCGTAGGCGATATCAGCGAAAGCGTCACCGATGATCAGGCGTGCGTTTCTCAGGCGAGACCACTCACCGGCGCCGCCCGTATAACCGCCGCGCTTCGGGTTGCAGAGGTTCGGGAAACGAGCCGAGAGAGTTTCAACGTCGGCGCCTTTGGCTTTCAGGCGCTGGTAGAAAACGTGACGCTCGAACAGGATCACGGGGCGTCCGTCCGGCAGGAATCCAGCTCCGTTACTTTCGACCGAATTGACCGTTTTGACACTGATCAGCGGCAGCTCCAAACGATCAGCCGCAGCCTGAAGATCAGCCTCCCGGAGAACACGAACCGAAGGTTTGCCGATCAGCACAGCCATGGTTTTTGCTCCGGCCATGCCGTCGGCCACCAGTCCGGCGCCGCGTTGCAGCTCGATGACCGCTGCTTGGGTGGAGGTGCCGAACCATCCATCAACCGAGATTTGGGCGCCGCGCTTGTTGAGGAGTCGTTGCAGCTCGGCAACGTCGCTGCCGTGGCTATCCATTTTCAGAACCATGTCTCTCTCCGTAGCAGTCGAACGAATCGGTTATCCATCATTGAGTTGCTCGGTCGGCACAGCTCGATCACGTTGCCGCGAACGGAGATCAGGGCGATGCAGAGCAGCAAGTTGAGTACGAGCTGAGGCGGGTCTGGCAGGTACGGCCGACCGATGATGTGAAGGATCGGAACCGAGCCTGCCGCGACGGTGACGGTGTAGGCGAGCAGTGAGGCAAATGGCCGGTGCGTTGCGCCCTTGCGGCTGAAGAACATCAGCGACAGCGCGATCAGGCCGCAGCAAACACTGTTGATCAGCGGCAGGTAGATCATTTCCGGTCTCCTTTGAATCGAGCCAGTAACGCGCCTGGGTCTTCGGAGATCTTGATCACCCAGAGCAGAAGTCGAACCGCAACTGCTGCGGCGACTAGCGCGCCTACGCCCTCGCTGACTTCGATGCGATCCGGCAGGAGGCTGGTCAGCAATGCGGCAGCAATCGAGGCGCAGAGGATCCCGGCGATAAAACTGATGACGAAGAACCCCACCTTCTTTGCGTTGGTGAGATCGGTGGATGCCAGGACGAAGACGACCGCTCCGGCGAAGGATCCAAGGATTACCGCTGACTCAACTCCGGGGAGCAGGGATAGCGATCCGACGGCGACGACGGATCCTGTTGCGTAGCTGGTGGAGACTGGCTCGGCCATTTGTTTTCAATCCCAAAGTTGAACCAGACGGTTTTTCGCTGGAGGGGGTAGGTCGGGGAGGGTGACTAAGGTGCCGTGTGGCAGTACGGCACCGAGCGCGGCGAGATCCGGGTTGGCCTGCAACGTCGCCTCAACCACACCCGTGGTGCGACCGTAGTGACGCCAAACCAGCGCATCCAAGGTGTCGCCCTGCTGGGCACGGACTTGCATCAGATGAGCTCGATCGTGGATCGAGGAACGCCCAGCAGATCGCGGATTGCCCATCGGGCATCCCGGCGCAGATCGTCGATCGGGGTTTCGAGTGAGTCGGCTGCCTTATGGCCGTCGGCTGTTGTGTCGGAGTCGCGATAGCGCTCTCGGAGGTTTGCAGAGGCAGTGGAGTACACAGCCCGTAGGTAGAAGTAGACGAGCTCGCTTTTGCCGTCGATCGTCTCGGCAGGAACGGCGTCAAGGTTGCTGTAGCCTGCTGCTTGCTGGGTGATTCGCCAGTCTCGAAGATCCCGGTTCGCACTGGTGATGGCTTCGACTGCAGCGTGGTACAGGCGAGGGTGGCTCACGGTGCCGTCAAGCCGAACAGTCTCCCGCAGATCTGCGAGGTCAATGTCAGGAAAGAAGCCCGAGTTTCGGACGGTGTTTTCCGGGGAGTCACTGCTGATGAGTTCGTCCGTGGCTACAAAACCGCTCATGAATCGCTCCGGTAAAAAAGGCGGTGGAGGGGGTTTTGGCGAGGCAAGCCTGCCGTCACCCCCTGCCGCCTTGGTGCGCGGGTATCGCCCGGTGTCAGCTATCAGCACCGCTGATAGTCGAGTTCTTCAGCTCGCGTTCGAGCTTTTCCATTTCTTTCTTGATGCCGACCTTGTCGTGGAGCTGCATGGCCCGCTTCATGTGTTCCAACGCGGTGTGACCGAGGGCCAGTTGCTCGGCAGAAAACGGTGGTTCGCCGATCGACAGTCGCTGTGCAAGACCGATCTCCTTATGGAGCTTCGCCCGTACCTCATCCGGCATGTCCTGACCTTTCGTGATCTCCAGAACTGTATTCAGGGAGGTCACATCCACCGGCAAGCCACCGTCGCGGGCGCGTTTCGCGAGGTCGGCGAACTCTTCTGCAATGAGCGTTGCGGTGGTGCGTTTGAACTGGTCCGGGAGTGAGAGCTGATGCGCGATTGCGTAGCGGGCGATTTCGATGGCTCCCTGTCCATCACCAGCATCAATGCGCCAGATGAGGACTGTCATCAGCACCTCGTCTTGGACGCCTGTGCCTGCGGCCAGCACGCCCTCGACATACGGGACGTACTCCGACAACAGCTCACGTTTGATCTCGGCCTTGAGCTCTGTTGACTGCGTTTCCTTGAGACGACGGCGATCATTTGCGAGCTTGTGCAGCATCAGCTCATGGCCGGTAGCCAGGGCGAGCGGGTTTTCTTCCGCTGCTGCGGAAGTTTCCGCAGCAGCGGTGGCCCGCATGAAGTGTGCTTGTGCGGGAGTTGGCATGTTTAAACCGCCTCTTCCAGCTCGATGTTTTCGATGAAGGCCACGCACTCGTAGTCTTCGATCACGAAGGCATCGTTCGACGACTGATAGGTTTCAACGCGGTCGCGTTTCGGGTTGTCGAGAACGCTCCGGCGTTGTGCACCTTCCTGCCAATACACGGACAGGTTGGAGAGCTTGGTGATCAGGATTGCGTTCGCCGGGAAAAATGGAACGGTCACCGCCTGACGGTTGCCGATGCGCTTTTGGCTGGTAATCAGGTCTTGAGCCGCTTTCTGCTCAGTCGGGGCCTGTACGGTATTTACCAGCGGGAAGTACTTGTCAGCCAGGAGCGCGCTGCCGCAGATCGCGACCAGTTGGGTGTCCTCGCGATACCAGGGTGCTACGAGGTTGTTGACTGCGTCGTAGACGACTGCGTCCAAAGTCTTGTAATCGCCATTCGGGCCGACTTTGATTTTGCCCGTACCGGGGCCGACTTCCTTCATCCAGCGAGACGGGGCATTCGCACGGATTTTTTGCAGCCAGCCGATGGCGACATCTTGCAGGAGCGGATTCGTGGTGCGATTGCTGGTCAGCGCGCGGCTGGTCCCGTTGAAGCCAACCATGATTCGATCGAGGGCGATGCGTTGAATGATCGCGTCGCGGATGAGTTGCTGAAACTGCGGGAATTTCGCCCAGGCATCAAGATTGGCGTACTTGAGATGCGTGTCGTAGTTGATCTGTTCACAGCGGTAGCGGCTGCCCTCGATCTCGAACAGGTCGCGAGTCTCGCGCTCGCCTGAGTTCGTGTCGGTCGTGCCAGCGATTGGGCCGGTAATCATCAGGCCGAGAGCTTCACCTTCTTGCTCGACAACGCCGATGACGTTGATGGATTTCAGGAACTCACTCGATTCCTGAACCTTGTTTTCCATGGTTTGTTGAACCTGTGGAGTAACCGCAAATTTGCTGGTTACTGCCTCGGTGTCAACGCCGTTCAACCGAGCCACTTGCTCACGATAGAGTTTCAGGGCTTGGCGAGTTTCATTGCGCATAGATTTGCTCCGGGCTTGCTAAAGGGGGTGTGCGTTCAGGGATCAGCAGTCGGTGGTAACCGCGACTTTCGAGCCAGTGGCTGATGGTCGATTCGGACTGTTGTCCGGCGTGAAGTTGAGCTGCTTGATCAGTGCTTCCAGAGCGCCAGTTTCTTTTTCGAGGTCAGCGGAAAGCTGGGTGACTTTCTTTTCCAGATCGCTCACCGCGCTGAAGCGCCCGAGCAAGTCGCGTTGGCTTTCGGCAATGATCTCGATCGCTTGGCCGTGATCAGCAAAGTTGGCGTTATCGGTTTTCGACTTGACCCCCAGTAGCTCTTTCACCTTGCTGAACAAAGTCTTGCCATCGTCATTCGGGGTGACCGCATCCAGCTCCAACGTGAACTCGATCGCTTCGGAGAACAGCGTGTCCTTGCTTTGCTTGCGTGCGGCCAGCGGGCTGGACTGAGCTGTGGCGCTGAACTGCAGCATTTCGGTGCCCAGGCTTGCCGGGTCGTCGGTGACTGCCAGACCGACCAGATACGCTTCGTTGGTATCAGCGAAGCTCGGATGCACTTCCATGGAGGTGTAAATCTTCTGACGGGCCTTCGTCATCGCGACCAGCTCGTCAGTCGGGTCGATCA